TTGATACTGTCACCAGTTTCCATCACAACTTTCTGATCCCCACCTACAGCGACCAGTGTGCCACCTGCTGGGATTGGTGCGTTCTTTACAATGTAAGTGTCGTTAGCACCATCATTCAGCATGATGTCTACGGTTATAGCGCTTGTCAGTAAGTTAGCCGCAGTCAGTCCGATCAGTGTAGTCTGGGTAGATGCACCTACGGTATATGAGCCAACTGTTACAGGGCTTGTGCCGATGTTGCGAGATGTGTAATTCTTGAATGTATTTGCCATTTACTTATCCTAATGCGATTGACAGGGCCACTGCCGATGCGTTTATCTCGGCCACCAAGTCTGTCTGGTTTGTTACAGTTCCGCCGATTTCACCCCAAACCTGATCCGCCGTAGCGCCGCTCTCTATACCGTCTAACTTGCTACCATCAGAGGCTACATCACGACCATCTACAGTTCCTGTTACGGTTATGTTTCCAGTTACTGACAGTGAGTTGTTAGCTGTAAGCGCTGTAAATGTGCCGGTACTTGGCGATGTTGCGCCAATCGAATCACCCTCGGCTACAAACTTGTCCAGTGTTTCTTTTGTTACGCGAAGCTCTAACGGTGTTGCCGACGGCCACGTTCTTGCTGTGGTGCTTTCCTGTGCGCGAACAACAGTTAGAATGTCGCCTGCGCGAGACGTGCATTTACAGATTTCGTGATTGACTTCACCGGTGTCATTGTATGTAAACAGTGTTACCAGAAAGTAGTCGCTGCCAGACGGTGATGGAAACCGCGCACCCTCCCCTGAATTAAGGGTAAAGGTTGTATCCCCAGTCCCTACTCCGGTATTGAGCCTTGATTTCGCATTATTGGCGTAGAGTTGTGTCATATCTCTTTAACCTTTACGTAAAACTCGTCTTCTATAATTTCATTGGTGTTGGTCGTTGTGATCGTAAATGTCGCTTTGTAAGTCACGCCGTCCTCACCACCTTGGGCAATAACACGAAGCTGCCTGTCGTTACCGATTGCAGAGATGTTGCACCCAGTTGGCTCGACAACAGTCGAGACAGATATGATTTCGTCCGAAGGGTCTAGCGCGTCGTCATAGTCTACTGCGTACTGGCGCTTCTCTCCGGGCTGCTGCTTAACTGTGGCTACTTTCATATTTTTGGCCTTGTAAAATTCTTTAGGTCTGGCGATCTGACAAAGTACTTAGTGTCTGCTGGCCTGTTGAACACAACAGCGTCGAAACCTTTTATGTCCGCATTGGCGTAAACACTAGACTGCGGCTCGATATTCAGCTCTTCAAAAAACCAGTGCCATGTGAACGGATAGGCTTTTATTATCGCTTCCGCCGATGGGCTTGCCTCTACACGCCTGCTAACAACGTACGCACTTTCCAATTCTGCGACGGCATCAACGTAGTTGTATCCAGCGAAATGAATTTGCACAGGGCTTGATGTGGCTACTGCTGTAGCGTTCGTTTTAACAACCGGCTTGTGAAACTGCTTCGCCGTTGGGTTAATAAAAAGCGCCGTGCAGCTAAAGGTTCGTGTTGCGTTAGCGTTTTTATACCCAGTACCTATAAATAGAGACGAGGTTAGCGCTGAACACGACCCAGCCAGTGTATAGCCGCCAGATGCCTGTACTGTTGCTTTAGCTGATCCGCTTGATCCGGCCCTGAATTTGTAGGTTATAGGTATGCTGATAGAGCCAGTTCCGATAACATCTACATTCTCAATCGTCGTTATGATCTGGCCGATATTGATTTCAGCAGTTGCTTCCGCCCCATAAGAAGCGTAATGGTCGTAAGTTGTTTCGCCGTTTAATTTGACCTTGTAGTCATTCGATATACTGGCTGTACCCAGTTCAAATGTAGCTGTCGGGTACAGGTTGTACGTAACGAGCGATTCATCAAAGCCTAGCGTACCTACGGAGTTTAACGCGCTTGCTGCCCTGAATTTATACGTTATTTCGTAGTCTATCTGTGCTGTAGCGGCAAATAGCGCCGTAGCACCAGTAGGTAAAATAACCGATGTAAACTCTGACGATGTACTACTGTTACTGGTTACCCACTTCTGTACGTAACCTGCTTCACTGACGTAGCCCTCACCGACCTGCGAGGTAAATACCTGATGTGTCTGAGATGAGCTACTTTCTAAAACAGATAGCGGTTGGATACTGGAGTTTACTTTCCAGTAGTAAGTAATGTCGCCCGCAAACGCACAAGACGCAGCAAATACGGCTGCGCCAGATAGTATTAAGCGACCGCTCTCATTGACCGCAGCACGGTTTACCGCATGTCTGTTTCCGCTCACAGCAAGTCACCCGCTAATTTGTTAGCAGATTAAGCTACTGTAATTTGCAAAGCACTGGCAGCAAAAGAAAGCACGTCACCCGGTTGCAGGGTTTTACTGGTTGTCAGCGCAGCGTGAAACAGCAGGTTGCCAGAGGTGCTTGCGTCGAATACACCAACGTGGGTAATGGTTGTTGATACACCGTCACCGTTTGATGGGAAGTCGATCTGGGCTGTGTTCTGGGTTACACCGTTTGAAGACGCGGTGAACGTAGCCGCTTGACGTACATAGTTTGTATATGATGCCTCGTTAGACAGTGCGGTAGTAGTATCGTCAGTTGGGTCAGACGTAAACAGCGCGATATACGGGGCAGAACCCGTGTGTGAACCGTTACGCAAAAACACGTCAACGATTTTATCTTCAACATAATCTGAAAAAGCGGACATTTTAAATGCTCCTAATTAAAAATTTTGCGCCCTTACACGCATCGGTACACTACGGAGGTCGCGGACGCGAGCATCGTTAACCCCTTTGTAGAATTTCTGTTTGTGCATCATGGCTATGTCAAGGCTAGTCCACGCTTTGCCGGGGATTGCTGCTAACTCGGCAATAGCACCGCAGGCGATTTCCCGCCCGAATGTTTCGTAAATAAAGTCTTCTACGCCGCTTGAGAGCAAGGACGGCTTAACTACGGCAGTCCCACGGAATGTATAAGCTCCGTCAGGCATTGGGTAGAACTTGATCTGCTTGTCTAGGTAGATGTCAAAGTACGTAGGAACACCTGTAGCCTCGTTAACAGACGGAGCCATATACCGGTCTGAGACGCGGTTCACTGCATATCCATCTACTTCAAGTACAGGAATGTCTACAAGAATTGTTCCTGTAGGAACATCTATGTCGTAAAGCGCCTCGCCAGAGATCGTTGAGTCTTCCTCAATATCTACGCGCCAAATGTAAGACTTTTCGCAAAATCTGGCGGCAGCTTCAGCCAAGTAAGTTTCTATAGTGACAATCGGGCACTCAGGCACATACGGTTGTACGTACGGTAGAAACTCCTCGTAAAGCACGGTAGCCATTAGGTTACCCTACCCGGAACTTGCGGGTCAGCGGCTGAATCAGACTGGCTTTTAGCCCCTATCGTTGCTGTAAACGCTTGTAAATGTCCTGCGGCACGGTTTGCATTTTCGCCGTACTCGGCGTCTTTCATATAGGCTCGATAGCAAATCCAGTCTACTAACGGGGATACATAAATATCATCCAGTAGAATCGTTGTCGCATTACCTATAGCTGGGTCAAGCTGAGCTTCGGACAAAGCGTGCGTACCGACTGGCGCTGTATAAACAACTTCCAGCTCAGCCAGAGGGCTGGCCGGTGGGTAAACAAAGAATTCTTTTGGTTGTCTCGGATCAAACATCCAGTGTTGGATGTTTACCGTTTCGGACTCGTTGTGCCAGCTCGGTCTTTGGTCGTCAAGAATGTTTCTATTAACTTGACGTACTACCCGCTTAGTAGACGAGACTGCGAGATTACGCACGACATCTAGGACACGAAGGCCGTCAACAAAAACACTATTGAGCTTCTGGCGACTACCTGCGGTACAAGTGAAAGTCCCCGTCTTGGCATTAGCGTCAGGGCGGGACAACAAAATTGTTGTGTAGGCTTCGTTAAGCCACTGTTGAAGCTCGGTTCGAGGCCAGCGTATGCCGCTATCCTGAAGGATATTCTCAACCCTGCTTATGATCTCAATGACTTTAGTCGTAGCCATAATTAGCCTTCTTCAGACTCGTCTGCCTTCTTAGTGGCACGCTTTGGCTTAGCTGCTTCCAGCGTTTTAGCCATTTCTTTGCCTTCTGGGGTGAACACCATGTTGTCGTCGATTAAACGACCGACCATTACGTGCTTACCGCCTACGCGAACGATTGCCTGTCCGGTAACAACATACCCGTCCAGTTTCTTAATCAGTTCAAAAACGTCCATAAAATCTCCAATGTGGAAAGGGGGGCCGAAGCCCCCCAGCTCATGTCACCTAGTTATTAGGTAGGATCGCCGATCAGGGCAGAAACCAGAGCTTCAGGTTTTACAACCTTACGACCGTAAACGTTCAGACCGCGAACGATGTCGCCGAAGTCTGTCTGGTTACGCAGAGGCTCAGTCTTGGTGATCTGGGCAGCGAACGCGCAAGCGTGTCCAGTACCGCCGATCATCATGCGACGTGGTTTAGAACCAACAGATGCACCGCCATTGGCTACGTCGTCCAGACCGCGAACCATTGCTTTGTCAGTGGTGCCCTTTGGCAGCAGGTTGGAAACGTAAACAGTGAAACGATCCAACATACCGATTTTGCCGCTACGGATGGTAGAAGACTGGTCACCAGTGAAGTACGCCTGAGCAATGTTTGACTGCATCAGCAGGTTACGATCACGCGGGGTGATAATCAGCCAACGGCCATCTTCAGGAACGTTCTGTTCGTCCAGAGCCGCAGACATTTCCAGAATAGCGTTCAGAACATTGGCAGGAGTCGCTTCGTTAATAGGAGCAGCGTCAGTACCAAGGTTGTAAGCACCAGAGATAGCACCAGCGGTAGCGCCTTTGTTAGCAGCCGCAGCACCTTCGGTAACAAACCACTGGAAGAACACTTCGTCTTCGATAGCGATTTTCATCTGCTTGGCAGCATCTTCAGTAAACATGTTCATCAAGTCCATGTCGGCCTGATGCGCCAGAACGTCGTTGGTCTGTACTGCAAAGTACTTAGCCTTATCAATCTGCATATCCAGATAGATAGGAGTCGGGACTTCAGCAGTCAGGGTTGAACCAGCACCAGCGTAGTCGTTGATGGTGATTGATGGAGCTGTGCGAATACGGATGCTATCGCCTTGGTTCTTAATCTCGCCTTCCCAAGAAGTATTCGAGATTTCAGACAGCATGGTGTTAGCAAAGAACTTCGCATTAAGTTTTTTACTCCACAGTTGTGGAATAAAAGTACCAGAGTAAGCTGGGTTTGTATTAAACGGTGCGTTTACTGGAAACAATGCACCCGGTGTATTAGTAGCCATTATGGCCTCCTATATCTAAACAGTTTTGGTTTAGATTCCAGAGGCTACGTTGTTAACGTGTTAGCAGGTTAGTGCTGTTCTACACGGCCTTCGACGTATGCCCTTGAAATCTCGGCTTCAAGTTTTGAGGCTTCGTCGTACCGTCCATTACGGGTCAGTTGGGATATTTTGTCCCACACTGCGTTCGCTTGAGCTTCAGAGTAAGTCTTCTTACTGCTGTCCACTGGCGACACCGCTTGGCTATTCGTACGAGTCGGCGTAACCTGCTTCTCAAGTTCGGCTTTACGGTTGTCTTGCTTGACTGGCTCCAGAGTCGACTTAAACAATTTCACGTAGTCAGCTACAGCTTCGGCGTCACCGGCTTCAAAAGCCTGTTGTGCCATCGTGCGGCGTGGGCCACGGATAATCGGGTCGACTTCATCTAACCAGTTAATCCAACGTGGGTCTGCGTTGACTTGGGCAAAATCAGGAACAACCCTGTGTAGCTTCTGCTCAAACGTCATTTCGCCTACCTGATTACCAGTCTGGGAAATCAATCTTTCCAGCTCAGCAATCTTTTTCTCTTGCGCAGCAATCTGGGATTCGTACTTACGTCCTTCTTCCCTTACTACGCGACGTTGGAAATCCAGCAAATCTTCGCCGTATTCCTCTCGATCAGCGTCGGTTATTAAGCTAACTGGTTCAGGTTCAGGCTCGGCTTTCTTAGCTTCCATCGCGGCTTTCATGGACTCCATCTGGGCCATGAGTTCCTTGACTTGGCTATGCAGCCTTGGCACTTCTGCGTCGTACTTACCACGGAGGGTTCTGTACTTCTGCTCGAAGTCGTCCTGTACTTGCTGTACCGGTTGCTCCGATGGTTCTACTGCTACGGGTTCTGGGGCTTCGACTTGAATCTCTGTTTCAGCTACGGTTTCCTCGACACTTTGCTCCTGATCCGATTCGACCGGGGTGTCTTGGGCAGTTAACTGCTTTTCCAGTTCTTCAATATCTTTTAAGTCCTGTTCAACCTGTTTTGGTAAAGCCATCTTTTCTCCTAAAGCTCCAACTCTGTTCGGATAGCGCCCGAAGTATGCTACCTACTAAATATGGTCTGCTTGCTATGCGCTTATGCGCGGTTTAATACCCTCACTGCGTCTTCCACAGCTTTGAGTAAGTCTTCAAACGCCTCTGCTCGGCCTTGCAGTCGGTGGATAAGCACCATGTCGTCTGCTTTAACCAGCTTGGCTTTAGTCTCATCAACCTGAGACTGAATAAACTCTAAATACTTCTGATTATGCGGTTCTCTTAGAGAGGCTATAGCCCGTACAACGGACTGCTCAGCAGTATTAAGGTTTATCATACGGTTATACTAGCATGTGCTAACAAGTTAGCAAGTATTTTTAATCATATCAACATCATAATCTGTTCTTCGGTAAGGTTTTGTACCGTTTCCGGGGTAAAGTAGCTGTAGTAAGTGCGTCTACGGACTGGCACTGACATGACAACGACAGTCGGAACTGGCGGTAACACGTTAACACGTCGTTGCGAAATTGCCCGTACAAACGGCGTCTGCGCGTGTGCGCGAGGTTTCCTTGGTTTGACGGTAAGTGTCCCGCGTACCCCCTTTGCGGGAACCATCGTGCCTGTTTGTGGAGCCTCAACCCCTACCCTAGAACCTCTGGCTACCCGGACATGATTAGTTTCCGCTGACTGGCGTAGATCAAACGTCTCAGGAACAAGAACCTGTACCCTAGATGTACGCTTGACCGGAACCGGCTCTACCGTGGCTTCTCGTATTGGACTCCACAGGTGCTTCCAGAGTGCGCCGCCTACAAGGTTCGGTTCTCGCGGTGTTGTTAACTTGGCAGTACCACGGAATGGGGTTAAGTAGACAAGATGTTGCTGGTTTGCGTAGCCGTTAACGTCTGCGTCGGCTAGGAATGTAGCCTGCCCTTGCCGGACTACACCCTGTTCTGCACCTAGATCAAACGATGTACTCGCAAAGTGCGTAGTACTAAAAGAACCTGAGTCAAACGTAGCCATTTACTGGCCTCGCCATTTATCCTGATCTGTTCCTGTTCCTAACAACTCAGCGCCATTCATAGACTGGACGTTTACATCAAGCTCGTTAGCCTTAGTAAACGTAAGCTGAGCGATCTTCAGTATTGTCGCTGTATCCAAGGTAGCAATAGCTGTCTCTATCGCATTAACCGTTGAGGATACCTGCGCCGGATAAGTCGGGTTCAAATACTCATCAAAGTAAGCTGTGTCGAAGTCGTCTGAGAACAGCATCCCGCTAATAACAGTAGCTGTAAAATCAACGACAAGTTTCCACTCGTTAATCAAAAAGTAAATGTCGCCAGCTCTCTGTGTGCCGATTGTCGTGTCACCGCCGATGGTTCTGATGGCAGACGGGAACTTCGCGTTATCTCTGATCGTTACCCACTCTTTCCAAGCAGAGTAAATATCGCGCTTGATGTCAATGGCTGTGATGTACGGGTAAACAACAATGCGCTTGTTAGCGCCGTCGAAAACGACCTTATGTTGTTTTTCCCAGTCTTCAGCAAAAGACGCCCAGAGTGCTATAGACATTACTCAAGCTCAATCCAAGAGAAGCCCATTGTTACGTCAGCATCAGTACCACTTGCTGTAGCCAGAGCCGCAGTAACGAGCCAGACTTCCTGTGTAGTACCGTCAGCGTTAAGGCGTCCGTGTTGACCTAA